TTATGGATGAGATAGATAAGTGCAGGGTAATCTGCGCCAACTGTCACAACATACATACTCATGACAGCGATTACTTCACTAAGAGGTCAGACGAGTAACTGGGAGCAGTTCTGTTCCTGGGTAACCTCTACAAACAATCGTCTATACGTAGGCTGGTTTGGTATCCTGATGATTCCTACCTTACTGGCAGCCACAACCTGTTTTATTATCGCCTTCATTGGCGCACCGCCTGTTGACATTGATGGAATCCGTGAACCCGTTGCAGGCTCCCTCCTCTATGGAAACAACATCATATCGGGAGCCGTCGTTCCGAGCAGCAATGCCATCGGACTACACTTCTACCCAATTTGGGAAGCTGCTACACTTGATGAATGGCTCTACAACGGGGGTCCATTCCAGCTTGTCGTTTTCCACTTCCTCATTGGTATCTATTCTTACATGGGACGAGAGTGGGAACTTAGCTATCGACTAGGTATGCGTCCTTGGATCTTTGTGGCATACTCTGCACCTGTTGCAGCTGCCTCTGCCGTGTTCCTGGTTTATCCCTTCGGACAAGGATCTTTCTCTGATGCAATGCCCCTCGGAATCTCAGGTACCTTTAACTACATGCTTGTCTTCCAAGCGGAGCACAACATTCTCATGCACCCTTTCCATATGCTTGGTGTTGCTGGGGTATTTGGTGGTGCTCTCTTTTCAGCTATGCACGGATCTCTCGTCACGTCGTCCCTCATTAGGGAGACTACCGAAGAGGTCTCGCAGAGTTATGGATACAAGTTTGGGCAGGAAGAAGAGACATATAACATTGTCGCTGCCCACGGTTACTTCGGACGTTTGATTTTCCAGTATGCTTCGTTTAATAACAGCCGCTCTCTGCACTTCTTCCTCGCAGCGTGGCCTGTTGTGGGCATCTGGTTTACCGCCCTCGGCGTCAGCACCATGGCTTTCAACCTCAATGGATTCAACTTCAATCAATCCATTGTTGAGAGTCAAGGTCATGTGGTGAATACCTGGGCTGATGTCCTCAACCGAGCTGGTCTGGGTATGGAAGTCATGCATGAGCGTAATGCCCACAACTTCCCCCTGGATCTCGCAGCCGCTGAGACCACCCCTGTCGCACTCAATGCCCCCGCTATTGGCTGATGCGTAAAGAACACAAAAGTCCCTCTGGCGGTTTGACCGCTGCGGGCAGGAGACACTTCAAAGCGAAGGAGGGGGCTAACCTAAAACCCCCAGCTCCTAACCCTAAAACTAAAAAGGCTGCAGGCCGCAAGAGGTCCTTTTGTGCTCGCATGGGCGGTGTCAAAGGACCAATGAAAGACAGCAAGGGTCGTCCCACAAGGAAGGCTCTTGCACTACGCAAATGGAAATGCTGATTATGCCACAAGGAAAAGGAACTTACGGTACAAAAAAAGGCCGTCCGCCTAAGAAAAAACGTTATGGCTAAACCTGGACTTTATGCTAACATCCACGCCAAGCGCAAGCGCATTGCTGCTGGCAGTGGTGAGAAGATGAGGAAGCCTGGTGCTCCAGGTGCTCCTACTGCTGCTAATTTTAGGCGGTCAGCACAGACTGCCAAGAAGCGTAAGTACGCAAAATGAAACAACTACCCAGTCATGTGGGATTGTTCCACAAACTTAAAAACCGAAAGGACCGGACGGAGCTTCTGATCGAGAAATCCTCTGGTAAAAAGAAAAAGAAAAAGAAGTAGTATTCGTACGTTCATCCCATTCGGGACGCATGCTGCCTAACCATGGAACGGGGGTTAGGTTTAATCTTGTACGAACTCATGTCCATCAATCTTATTCGTTTCCTTGCATCACAGAAGAAACGCGCAGAGCGTTATCATACTGATGCCCTGCGCTACCGTGGTGTAGTGTATAAAGAGATCGACTGACGGTGTAGGGGAGGTTCGATTCCTCCCCCAGTCATTGGCTTTGGCCCCTTACGAGGGACACCCTTAGCCGTCTAGACGGTGGGATAGACCACAAAACTTTTTTATCTGAACGTTCGGAGTCTGTTACAATTTACTAACTCCTTAAACAAATGGCTAACGCAACACAAACTGCGCTAGGCCGCTCTAATCTCAGTACTGGTACTGGTTATGGTGGTTCTGGTGACAAGTATGAACTTTATCTGAAGCTCTTCTCTGGTGAGATGTTCAAGGGCTTCCAGCATAATACCATCGCTCGTGACCTCGTCATGAAGCGCACGCTGAAGAACGGTAAGTCTCTTCAGTTCATCTACACTGGACGCATGGACGCTGGTTTCCATACGCCTGGTACTCCGATCCTGGGATCTGGTGATCCCCCGGTGGCAGAGAAGACCATCGTGGTCGATGACCTGCTGGTCAGCTCCGCTTTCGTGTATGATCTCGATGAGACCCTGGCTCACTACGAGCTGCGTGGCGAGATCTCCAAGAAGATCGGCTATGCTCTGGCTGAGCACTATGACCGTCGCATCTTCCGTGCTATTGCACGCGGTGCACGTGCTGCTCACCCCATCTCTGCATCTGGCAAGGTTGAGCCCGGTGGTACCCAGATCCAAATCGGCTCTGGCACTGGCACTACCGCCGATGCTCTCGACTCCACCAAGATCGTGGCAGCCTTCTTTGAAGCAGCCGCTGTCCTGGATGAGAAGGGTGTGTCTCAGGATGGTCGTGTGGCTGTTCTGTCCCCACGCCAATTCTACTCGCTCGTGGAAAACGTGCAGAGCAACGCTCTGATCAACCGTGACGAGCAGGGCACCGCTCTGCAGTCCGGTCAGGGTGTGCTGTCGATCGCTGGTATCAAGATCTTCAAGTCCATGAACCTCCCGTTCCTGGGCAAGTATGGTACCGCCTCTACCATCGACAACGCTGGCTCCTACGTGGGCGTTGACGTGGAAGCTACCACCACTGGCGAAAACAACGCCTACGGTGGTGCCTCTGACTTCGATACCTCCTGCGGACTTATCTTCCAACGCGAAGCCGCTGGTGTCGTTGAGACCATTGGACCCCAGGTCCAGGTCACCTCTGGCGACGTGTCCGTTATCTACCAAGGTGACGTGATTCTGGGTCGCCTCAGCATGGGTACCGACTACCTGAACCCTGCTGCTTGTGTCGAACTGCACGCTACCAGCACCGCTGGTTCTGCATTCTGATCCATTCTTGTTTTATACTGGGACTCCTTCGGGGGTCCCTTTTTTTATATCATGACAACTAATTCGTACGCATCGTCCACCGAACTGGATGCTGTTAACCACGTTCTCATGAGCGTGGGTGAGTCTCCTGTCAATACACTAACCACCCAAAGTCCTGAAGTTGCTATTGCTCAGAACACTCTCCGACAAGTCTGTCGTGAAGTTCAGTCTGAGGGCTGGGTGTACAATACTGAATACGAGTTCCCGTTTGTGGTAGACACCAACGACGAGGTGCTGATTCCGCCCACTGTCCTCCAGCTGGACGTGAACAAGTTCAAGCATCGTGATGACTATGATGTAATTAAGAGGGATGGTAAGCTGTATGATCGTTATTCTCACTCCTATAAATTTAAGGACATCGATACTCTCTACTGTGATGTGGTGTGGTTCTTCGAGTTTGATGACATCCCTCAGGTCTTCCGTGACTACATCGCTTCACGCGCTTCCCGCATTGCTGTGACCCGTATGGTCAACGATGAGAAAGCTGTCAAGCTCCTCACAGCAGACGAGGTACAGCTCCGTGCTCTAGCTGTTGAGTATGACACCCAGCAGGCTGAGTACAACATGTTCCAAGGCACCGACTTCCGCAACCCATACCCCTCCTACAAACCCTTTAACGCAGTTGCTCGATAGCTATGGTAGCAGTTAATCAACGGATTCAAAACTTTCTTGGAGGCGTCTCACAGCAGCCAGACTTTATTAAGTTCCCTGGTCAGCTCAGGAAGTGTGACAACGCATACCCTGATGTGACCTTTGGCTTGTCTAAGCGACCTCCTGGTGAGTTCGTTGGTCAGCTGGCAGGCGCTACCTCCGGTGGTCAGTGGTTTGAGATTATCAGAGATTCTGACGAAAAATTTATTGGGCAAATCACTAGCTCTGACATCAAAGTCTGGAACCTTGAGACAGGTGCTGCCCAGACTGTGAGTGGTAGCATGAGTTACTTGGCTGGTGCTACTCAGCCTTACGGTCTCCAGACCATCGGTGACTACACGCTCATCACTAACCCCCAGCAGACCGTAGGAACGACGGGAACCACTGATACCTTCAACAACGGAAACGCTTACGCCTTTGTTTCAATTAACACAGTGGCGTACAACGCAGAGTACGTGGTTGCTATCAATGGTTCTAACCTCAGCTCTACAACCAAACGCCGTGCAGGTGCTTTGAGTGTTGTCAAGAATGGTACAACTTCCAGCTCCTGGCAAGATACAAGTGGAACTGCTGGACCGGCACAACACGCAGGTAAGCAAGAATACTTTGACGCTGCTACTGGACTTAAGTTTACTGTGCTAGTCAATGGCAGTAGCTTTGTCAATAGCTATAATGCTAACAGTGAAGCACAGTATGGTGCACAGTACAATGCCGAAGTAGTGCTGCAAGATCCAGGGTTTGATGTGAACTCTAGTGCTAGTTATGGTGTAAACGTTGCTGGCATACTTTATAATGTCACTATCAATTCCACTGAACCTTACGAAACTTACTCTGACTCTGGTGTAGGATTTTATCGCACACCAAAGAATCCTGACAAGGGTAGCCTGAGTATTAACACAATCTTGGGTGAGCTAAAAAGCAGCATTCAATCTAACTACAGCGTAACCTGTGAGATCATTGGTGATGGCTTGTTTATCACATCCAGCTCTAGCTTTACAATCGAAGTCAGGGGTGGTACGGTAAACAACTCACTGGAAGTTATCCAAGACTCTGTAGCCAACGTCAGCAAGCTGCCACAGCAGTGCAAGGACGGGTACATCGCCAAGGTGTCTAACACTGAGGAGTCTGAGTCTGATGACTATTATGTCAAGTTTGTAGCTGACAGTGGTAACAAGGGTACAGGTTCATGGGAAGAGACTGTAGCTCCTGGCATTGTAGCTGGACTCAACCCCTCTACCATGCCCCATGCTCTGGTCAACAACCGCAACGGTACCTTCAGTTTTCGTCCGCTAAGTCAGTCTGCTGATCCTGATAATTATTGGATTGACAGGCAGGCTGGTGATATAAACAGTAACCCTGACCCTACCTTTGTTGGTAAGGGTATCAAAGACATTTTCTTCTACCGTAACCGCTTAGGATTTATTGCTGGTGAAAACGTCATCCTTAGTCAGCCTGCTGATTACTTTAACTTTTTCATCGTTTCTGCAATTACTACTAGTGATGCAGATCCCATCGACATCGCAGCCTCTGACATCAAGCCTGCCTTTTTGAACCATGTCCTGCCTCTTCAAAAGGGTCTGGTCTTGTTTAGTGAGTCAGCACAGTTCATGCTGTTTACTGATTCAGATCGGTTCAGTGCTAACACTGCACAGCTGAAGAAGCTGTCCTCCTACGAGTGTAGTCCAACAGTTCGTCCTATCGACATGGGCACCTCTGTGATGTTTAGCACTGGCAGTGCAGCACACACTCGTGTGTTTGAGATGGTGATCCAGGATGAGACTGTCCCTCCCAAGGTCCTGGAGCAGACCCGTGTAATCCCTGAGCTGATCCCTAAGGACATTGATCACTCGTCTAACTCCTCACAGGTTGGACTGGTGACCTATGGCAAGAAGGGTGACACACAGATCTACTTCTACAAGTACTACGACTCTGGCACTGAACGTCAGCAGTCTGCATGGTACACTTGGACCCTGACTGGTAGCTTTGTACACAGCACCTATACTGCTGGTAACCAATTTGTAGTCAGCAATCAGAACGGTAACTACGTCCTGAACCGTCACGAGATGGTTACTGACACCATTAACAACAGGAGCTATCAGGTAGGCACTGGCTCTATCGGACGTAGGTTTGAGGCTACCCTGGACAACATGACCATTGCGTCAGCCTCCTACGATTCTGCGACAAAAATTTCTACGGTAACTTTACCTTACACTTATGATGGCAGCACCGATATGGTGGCTGTATTCCTCAGCGGTACTGATGCTGGTGTTGTCAGAGTTCCTGACAGCGTTAGTGGTACTACTGCTACTTTTAACAACATTGATCTGACTACAGGCAATGTTGCTATTGGATACAAGTATATCACAGAGATCGAACTTCCTCACTTCTACTACGCTATTGACAGCGGTAAGTACGATATTGATGGTGAGCTGCGTATCAACCGCATCAACTTTGAACTAGGCATCTCTGGTCCTATGGAGTTCCACCTTGTGTCTCCACAGGTAGACAACTACATCCAGTATGAGTCTGGCATGGAGGTTGATCTGGGCTCGTTCAACGCTACACCTACTGCTCCCTACAAGTCTGTCAAAGTTCCTATCTACAGGAAGAACGAAAAATACACCCTTACTGTTAAAATCCCTGACCCCTTTACCGCCACTATAGTCTCAGGAAGCTGGGACGGACGTTATGACAACAAACGACACATACGTCGGTAATTACATTCAACCATGCACCCCTCAGCTAGCTCTAGAAGTTGGCGAGAATCTGCGTTGGGAAGACATCAGAGAAGTAGAAGAGACCACAGGGCTGACTGCTCCGGCAGCAGTCCTGGAGTCTTACTATCGTTCTGCTTTCTCTGTCTATTTCACTGTGCCCAACGGCAAGGCTGCCGGTGTGGCAGGCGTAACACCAGACAATAAGATCTGGATGTTATGTACTAAAGCCAGTGAAGAATATCCGCATACATTCGTAAGAGAAGCTAGAAGGTGGCTTGACAGTCTCCATAACCCATACCTGTATAATCATGCAGACATGAGGAATGAGAGCCATATCAAGTTGCTCAAGCTTCTTAAGTTTACATTTATCAACTATCACGTTCACAACGGTGTCCCCCTGATTCAATTTATTAAACTATGTGTGAACCAATAACTACCACCTCTCTTGTCATGGGTTTTGGTACTGCAGCAGCTGGTGGTATGCAAGCCATCGGTGCTCACCAATCTCAGCAGGCGGCGGTGGCTAGGTCCAACGCTATTGCTCAGCAACAGTATCAACGTGATCTGCAGATTGCTGCAGCGCGAGACCGTGAAAAGGGACGTGTGTATCAGGCAGAACTGAAGGCAGATACTGCTGCTAAAAATGCATACTATGCCCAGCTCACTGCTAACCAGACTGAAGCTAACCGAGCACTGGCTTCCTCTAATCAAAAACTAAATGAAAAACGAGCAGGTGCAGCGTTTGATGCTCAGACTAAACTAGCAGCTGCTATCCAAGCTCAAGGTGAAGTACTTGCTAGCGGTAAAGCTGGTCAGTCCTTCCTCCTGCAAGCCATGGATGCTCAGCGTCAGCTTGGCTTTGAGCAGGCTCAGATCAACCAAACCCTCTACGATGCTGCTACGGCTGCAGGCGTTGAGCGTGAAGGTATCCTTCTCGATCAGAACGCTGCTAATGTTTCTGCATGGAACAATCTACCTGCCGCTCCACTCTCACCAGAAGCCTCCTTCCTGCCTGTCAAACCTATCAAAGCCAAGGGTCCTTCGGGACTTGCGTTGGCTGGGTCCTTGCTGGGAGCAGGTATTGACGGCGCAAGCGCCGGTATCGGTACTTACAGAACACTTAAAGGTTAACAATGGCATACCAAGGTAGTGCACAGTCCATTGGTTTCCGTAACCGCCAGGTCATTGACCCCTCCAAGCGTATGCGCCAGGAGGCTGCTCAACTTGAACAGCGTGGTAGGGAACGGATCCAAGGAATGGAGACGCAAGCGTCTCAGCAAATCCGAGAAATGAAAAGAGTTAGTGACATTCAATCATCTAACTCTCAGTACGAGCTGCAAGCTCTCTCTAAATTTAGCAACACTATTAAAAGGACTCTTCAGGAAGACTACCTGGAGTTTGAGAAACAGCGTAAAGAAGAAGGTATTCAACGTGGCATCGAGCTGCGTGCTACCAATCCTGAGCTAGCTGCTCAAGAAAACAAAGAAGTTGATGAAGCCTTGGCTGCTAACCAAGAGCTGCACAACCGTGTGGAGGCAGAAGCTCAGAAGGCTCCTACTGCTGAAGCCAAAGAAAAGGTCCGTTCTCTCTCCACCTATGAGCGCATGGGCTGGGAGATTGGAGGACTCAAAGAAAGAGCAAACGGTTGGGATGCTCACCTTGAGGCTGAGCTTGACAGCAACGAGACTGTCATCACTGATGCTCAAGGTAACGAGTTTGCAATCAAGGACTACGAGGGCTTGGAGCAGTATGACGCTGCACTCAAGTACCTGCAAGCTGAGTACCTCAAGGACAGCAATCCTGGTAACCTCAGCTCCAAGGTTGTCAACAAGTACCTGACTGATAAGGTTCTTGAGAACTCACAGATCCACCGCCGTGAAGAGATTCAAGGTCTGGAGCTGGAGGCTGCTGAAGAGCACCTGGATGCACAAGAGAACCTTCTGCACAATGTTCTGCAGGACGGTGACGCTAAGCAGATGGGTGCACAGTTTGACACCTGGCTTCAGACTGCCTCTGATAATCTAGAGACTATTGGTGGCAAGCGAGGCACAGGCAAGCGTGCTGCTCGTCTGCAACTGCGTAGCCAGATTGATGCTGTGATCGCAGCTAACCCTGAGCGGGCTGATGAGATTAAGAAAGCTCTGCGTGAGCACAAACTTGATCACCCCTCTGGTAAGAAGTCCTTGCAAGAACTCTATGGTGATGAGTTCAGCGATGCATCTATTGATGCTGTAGCTACAAAGGCTAGGATCGATCGGTTCCGTCTTGATCAAGCTGCTGATACAGTAGCAGCTACAGAGCTGCGAGATGCTATTCTGGAGGTCTACAGAGACCCTAGCACCACTGAAGCTGACAAGATGAAGCTGGTTGCTGAGTTCTACAAGAAGCATCCTGATCAACGTGAGATGATGCTGGGACTGCTGGAAGCAATGACACCAGCTATCGCTAGTGCGTCTGACTCTCAGACACGCATCAACGAACTCAAGGAACAGTTTGGAGTCACTGACGGTAAAGACGGTGCACAGATTCCTCGGTCTGCAGTTGAAGGACTAGACCTTAACATCATTGCAGAAGGTATTGAGCAAGGCATTATTGCTGAGAAGCCTATGGGCAAGGACGCTGTTGCAGCTGTCACGAGTGCCAACGAAGAAATCGAAAGAGCTATTGCTCAGGTTTCTAAAGAGAACACCAAGTTTGGCATCAACACTCTTGCCACTGGTCGTGCCCGTACAGCAGCACAACGCCGCGTCATGGCTAAGGCTCGTCAACTGCAACGCCTTGCTGCAGAGCAGGGTCAAACGTTGAGTGAGGCTGACGCTATCAAGCAGGCTGGTCAGTCTATTGCTGAGGGTATTATTGGTGTCAATGGCGAAAATGGGCTCAAAGATTTCCCTGAATACAAGGATTTCTACAACAGCTCTGGTGAAGGATTTAAGAAGTTTGATCAGCTCGCTACCGAAGGCATCCAAAAGGCTACCCTTGAACGCTACAGAACCGTTTACAAAAATGCAAAAACCGCTGATGCAAGGGGTGACAACCTCCTTGAAACCAATCTTGGGCTCACTGCTCAGGATCTCACTCTTACCGCTGGGGGTTATCCTCGTCCCTTTATCGCTGATCTAGCTGCTCTCCAAGGTGTGACGCCATGGGAAATGCTGAATGCTCAACGCAGACTGCAGAACCCTGAAGCTGAGCCCCTGGAGCCTCCCCAAGAGGCTGTGTTGCTGCAGAAGGAGCTAGATAAATATCCGCATATCAAGCGTATGCTTGCCCAGAATCCCACTCCTAACAATATTGAGAGGTCTCAACGCGAGATGGGTTTGGTCAGTGCACGTGGCATGAAGCGTGCTCTGGGTATGCAGGAGTCAAGCAATGACTACGGTGCTTACAACAAGACTGCCTATGGCAAAGAGAATCCTGCTCTGGGTAAGTACCAGATCCTCTGGAAAAACGTACAAGAATGGTGTAGGAAAGCAGGTTATCCTGTCCCTGTAAGCCAGAACGCTTTCTTGAAAAACCATCGGTTGCAAGAACAGCTGGCTGATTGGCAACTCAATCAGTACATTAAAGAAGCGTATCAGCAGACCAACGATCCTAACCTTGTGGTTCGTATGGTAGCTGCTGCATGGTATGGTGGTGGCAGTACAATGGGAGAGTATGACAATCCCGACATCAAAGGTCCCACCACAGTAGACCCTAATATGCAGCAATACACCACCTCCGTTCTTAATCGTTACAACTGATGGAAGAAGATCTTAACATTGACATGAATACTCCCATTGGGTCCTACCTGGACCCGATCAGGGAGATGACAGGAGAGCAGCTCCTGCAAGAAGATGAGGAGAAGAAGGCAGCTGAGGAAGCCAAGGCTGCTGAACCTCAAGGACTAGGACTTGTCGTTTCTGAAACAGGTGCAGCCATCAGAGGTGGTGGCGCACAGGCAGTTGAGAGCGTTGGTGACTTTGCTGAACTGGCAGGTGACACGTTCAAGACTGGTTTCAACTCGCTGTTCGGTCGTCCTATTGACAACACCCAGAACCCTTTCAGCTCTGAGTATGTAGAGGGTGATGCTGGTTGGCTTGACCTGCCTGATGATTGGGCTCCTGAAAACAAAACCGCCTTAGGTAAAGTAGGTAGGAGCTTGGTTGAGTTTGGTCTGCTGAGCATCGGTACTGGTGGTGTAGGCGGTCTAGCCCGTGGCGTAGGTGTTGCTGCGAAAGCTACCAACGCTTGGAAGCAGTACAGTTCTGGTAACCGTCTGCTGCAGTTTGTAGGTAAGTCTGCTAAGGTAGCTTCTGAAGGTGCTGCTGCTGATCTTATTTCTAGCAGCTCTGAAGAAGAGAACCTTTCTAACCTGATTCAAGATGTGCCTTGGCTGGCTAACCCTTTTAGCAATGCCCTGGCTATTGATGAAGAAGATAACCCTTGGGTAGCTCGTATCAAGACTACCACTGAGGGTATGGGACTTGCTCACATTGGCTGGGCACTGGCTGGATTTATCCGAGGCAGGTTCAAAGCCAAGCAAGCTCTTAAGGAAGGCAAGACTCCAGAACAAGCAAACGCTGAAGGCAACGCAGAATATAAAAAAACTGTAGAAGAAGGTCAAGCTAATCAGAACAAAGCTGCTGATGAGCGCAGAGAAGCTGCTATCAAAGAGGGAGAAACTACCACTCCTGATGTTCAGCCCCAGCTCTACGATGATGTAGATAAGGCAGTTGTTCAGTCTGGTGGCTTTGCTGCTCACGTTAATGACCTGATGCAGAACATGAAGCTGGGTGATGGACAGGCTAAGTCTTACATCCCTCTGTTTACTGAGTCTGCACTGAAGGCTATCGCTCGTGGTGACAAGAACATCCAGGAGTACCTTGACGAAGCTATCAACTCGATGGCTGATGATGTCTTCAAAGAAGCAGGTAACACCTTCAGCTTTGATCAGATCAAGATGATGACGCTTGCTACAGCAGCTGACCTCAGTGAGATCATTGATGCTGGCGGTGACATCGCTGCTGGCTTTGCTAAGTACTTTGAAGAAGGTGCTGATGCTAACGCCCGTGTTTACATCAACGCAGGCAACCGTATCATTACTGCTTCTCCTGCACAGAAAGCAGCCCTGCAGCTGACTATCAACTCCTTGGCTAAGCAAGTCCAAGCTATCTCAGCTGGTACTTTCCAGCTGGCTGAAGAAGGCTTGTCTATTAGAAAGCAGGGTGAGATTGTCTTTGATGCCATGACTGTGGCGCTAAAAGAGCATAAAAAGATTGGCTACTTCTGGGGTTTAGATGGTAAGTATCAGCAAGTTAACCTGATGCCCAAAGATCTCCGAGATGCCACACAAAAACGTTTGGCAGAGATTGACAAAGAAGCTGATGAGTTTAACGGTGAACTTAAGGCACTTCTAGAGAGAGGCGATCAGAAGTCCATCAAAGCTCTGATGGAGATGAATGCCTTGTCTGGTGGACGTGTCCGTGTCATGGCTCAGATTAAAGAGTTTCTGACCGCACGTATCAGAGGTGGAGAAATGGATGGCATTACGATTCGTGGTGAAGCACGGACTCAGACTGCCTCTATGTTCTACAACTCCATTCTGAGTTCTCTCAAGACTCCTATCAAAGCTATCACAGGTACCAACCTGATTGCTCTGATTCGTCCTCTTCAAGCTTACCTTGGAGCTACTTATGCTCAAGGCATTAAAAAGATGGTTGGTAAGTCAGACGGTTTCAGCGAAAGAGATATGCTGCTTGCAGCTGTCCAGATGGATGGTTACGGACAGGCTTTAGCAGAAGGATGGCGTATGTTTAAGTATGCCTGGGATCAAGGCTTGAACCGTAAGAACCTGCCTTACGATGGTAGGTTTGACGTTGAGGCTGAGATGGATGAGTGGAAGGCTCTAGCTCCTTTTTATGAGGAGTATGGTACTAACGCTCAGAAGAAAGCCTATGGTATGATGGATACCATTGTCAACTTCAATACTAACCCTCTTGTTAAGTACAGCCAAAACGCCATGGGTGCTGGTGACGCACTAGCCCGTACGGTAGTTGGTCGTATGCAGATGCGTCAGAACGCTGCTATTGCTGCGTTGGACCAAGGTATTGACCCTAAAGATGTTAAGGCGTTTGTCCGTAAGTATGAAGAAAACTTCCGTGATGAGATCTTTAAGAAGAACCGTGACGGACAGTTCATCGTAACTGACAAAGCTGCTAAGATGGCTGGTGACGAAGCCGCTATGACGACAGCGTTGCAAGGCAACATGAAAGGTTGGGAGCTGATTGGCAAACTCCCAATGATGAATGCCTTCTTCCCGTTTGTTCGTACTGGTTTCAATGCTTTGAACCTGACGTTCCAGCACACTCCGCTGGCTGTCTTCCATAAAAAGTACAAGGATCTGATGTACGTTGACCCTAAAACTGGGGCAATCGGCAGGAACCTTGAGGAGTATGGACTGACTGCTAAGACTGTTGGTCAAGAGCGAGCCTTGATGGAAGGTCGTATTGCCATGGGATCTACGATCATGGGTATGGCTACCATCGCTGCTCTGTCTGGTAACCTGACTGGCGACTATCCTTACAACAAGGAAGACCGTGCTGCATGGGAAGCAGCTGGTAAAAAGCCCTACTCTTACAAGTTTGAGGTGGGTGGCAAGACCATCTACATGGGCTACAACGATCTGGAACCCTTCAACACTCTGTTTGCCATGGCTGCAAACGTTGTCCAGAATGCCAATACTCTGGGCGAAAAGACTGTTGAGAACTGGATGCAGAAGCTGGTGTTTATGACATCGGCTGTGATTGTGGATAAGTCTATGCTTGCTGGTGTCGAAGACCTGGCTAGCCTGATGAATCAAGACACAGCAGAGCAGCGCATCAAACTAACTGGTGCTAAGTTTATCCGCTCTCACCTTCCTTATGCTGGATTGATGGGACAGATTGGCGATCTTATGGACGCTAACCGTAAAGAAGCTACCACTCTTGGAGAGATGATCTTCAAGCGTGATCCGTTTGTCAAAGCTTTCCTGCCTAACCAACACGACATTTTGTCTAAGGATAGGTCTGGTAAAGCGTTGTCCTTGGCTGCTGAGAATCCCCTTCTCCGTGTCTTCAACGCCTTCAGTCCTATTGCTGTGACTGATATTACAAACGATCCTATTAAGCAAGGTCTTGTAGAGATGCGTTACAACATGCCTGAGATCTTGTCTAAGATTGATGGTGTGCCTCTGAACGCTTACGAGAAGTCTGAGCTGAGCAGGCTCATGTCTATGGGTGATTTACGTGCTCGACTTGAAAGAGTGATGGTCAAAGATCCCTACTGGCGTAAAGCATTTGATGAATATAAGAAAGCAAACATCAGCATCAGTGAAGGTGCTGATTTGTTCAAGATGAAGTTCTACCAACTGGTGGACGAAGAGTTCAAGAAGGCAAAACAGATTGCAGTTGCAAAGCTGAAGCGTGAAAACCCTGAACTCTATGACCGTATTGAAACCCGCCGTACCACCCAGAAACTCAGTCAAACTGGGCAACTGGACCGCATTAAAGAACTCCTTGACATGCCCAAATAATGGCAGTTACAAAACAAACTTACGACGCGAACGGGACACAAACCCAGTTCACGCTTCCATTTGAATACATTGCGAAGGCTGACGTTGATGTCTACATCGACTCTGTCCTTCAACTACAACAGAATACTGCTTCTACTGCCGATCCGACTCACCCGCAAGTTATCTCTGGTGACATTACTCAGGGCACAGCTCTGATTAACTACACCTTTGTTAACGATACAACCATTGCGTTCAATAGCGCCCCTACCAATGGGGCGTTTGTTTTTATTGAGCGTACTACTCAAGACTCTTCTGTAGTCACCTTTGTTCCTGGCAGCACGATCCGTGCCCAAGAACTGAACGAAGCTTTGGAGCAAGTACGCTTCATGGCTCAAGAGGGTGTCAATACCGCTAAAGATGGTATGACCCCTTCTAGGGAAAACTCTTTGTCTTTGGATGCACGTGGTCTGCGTGTTGAGCACGTAGCAGACGCTAACACTGACGACGACGCAGTCAACCGTGCCCAGCTGGGTAAGGTGATTACTGATGACCTGTTGGAAGGTGAGGCTATTGACCTTACTGACGTTACAGGTGGTAGCAATTCTAACAAGCAAGTCACCATCTCCGTTGAGGATAGCTCCAAAACTAACAAAGGTGCTGTCACAATCAACGAAGGTGAGGGTATTGATGTAACCTATACCAACGGTAACGCTGTTATCGCTGGTGAAGACAGCTCTAAGACCAACAAAGGTGTGGTCTCCATCAATGAGGGTCATGCTATTGGCGTGACTTACACTGCTGGTGACGCTGTCATCACTGCTGACAAGAGTACTGCAACCCAGCAGGGTGTGGTCAAGATTCAGCAGGCTGATGCTGCTAACGTAACCTATACTGCTGATGGTGAAGTCACCGTTGGTGTGGATCGTAGCACTGCATCACAGCAAGGTGTGGTTCGTATCCAATCTACCACCCCTGTTACCACTACCTACACTGCAGATGGTGAGGTAGAACTGAGCATTGCTGACGGTTCTGTCGACATCAGCAAGATCAAGCCTGATGACATTATCACAACTGCTGAGCAGGATGCTGGATCTCCCTCTTGGGTTGGTCTGGACGATGCCTTGGCTACTGTTGGTGCGCTTGAAAAGCGTCACGATGTGCTGTATCAGAGCACTACACCTGCTGGAACTGACTGGCAAGTTGGTAAACTGTGGTACAACCACCCTGGTGACCAAACCCTGTACATCTGGAATGGCTCTAACTGGCTTGGGGTTGTTTCTGGTGGTACGTTTGTCACCCAGCCTACCGTTATCTGGGTTGATTCAGTAAACGGTGATGACCAGAACGATGGTCACCGGGTTATTGACCCAATGAAAACCATTAAAGCTGCTGTAACATCTGCTGATGCAGGTGATATTGTGCTTGTGGCTCCTGGTGTGTACCGAGAAGCTGCCCCTATTGACATCACGGTTAACAACCTGTCGATCATTGGTCAGTCTCTCCGTAGCTGTTTCGTACACCCGACTCCTGCAACTGAAGAAAGCGTCTTGTTCCGTGTCAACAGCGGTACTCAGATTGCCAACTTCTCGATGGCAGGTATGAAGGCAAGTGGCACCCGTGGTGGTCACGCTGTTGATAGTGATCCGACCTACGGTCTGCCAGCAAACCAGGGATGGGCTATTAGCTTCTATCCAAACTCAGTCATCTACAAGAGCCCTTACATCCAGAACTGTACAACGTTCATGGATAGTGGGATCTACAACCACACTCAAGCTGAATACAACGCTAACAACAGCCTTGGTGGGTTCTTTGACCCTAACAACGTAAACCAAGGTGGTTTTGGTGGTGACCGAACCTCCTCACCGACTGGCGGTGGCATGTTTATTGACGGTAACGCCGTCTCTAGCACGTCTCCCCTGCGGTCTATGGTGGTTGACTCGTTCACTCAGATCAACCTGGACGGTCCTGGTGCATTGGTGTGTAACAACGCCTATGCTCAGTTTGTGTCGTTCTTCGGAACCTTCACTCACTACCACTGTAAGTCACTGAATGGTGGCCGTGTTAACCTTAGTAACTGTACGACTGACTATGGTCGTTATGGTTTGGTTGCTGATGGCAAGTCTTCTAGCCCTATCTACAGCTCTACTGCTCAGGCTGCCGCCTCTGCAGGTGATACTTATGTAGATATTGCTGTTGCTTCAGCTCCTTCTGGCTGGTTTGGTAGTGGTACTCATGCTACTCGTCCTGCTGACGACATGCTGATGGAGATTGGTAGTGACATTTACACCATTACTGGCTCTACTACCCTAGGTACAGAGCAAAATCCTACTGGTTACCGTGTCAACGTTGTCCGTACCCGCGCTTCTAACCGCTCTATCAACGACGGTTTGATCAATGCGGTGTCAAGCGGTGCTACTGTCAACTTCTACTTCCGCTCCTACATCAGCTCTGGTGGTCACACCTTCGAGTATGTGGGTGCTGGTACTGACTACGACGCAGCTCCTGAGAACGGTGGACAGCCTATTGAAGCTAACCGTGTTATTGAACGCAACAATGGTGCTGTATGGCAGTCTAGTACTGACCACAACGGTAAGTTTACTGTTGGTAACTTCATGGTTGTGGACCAGAAGTCTGGTCTCTGCACAATCAACAACATCAACGGTCTGGCATTCCCATCGTCTGACGGTCAGCAGAACCAAGTGCTTAGCACTGATGGCAATGGTACTCTAAGCTGGCAAGCACTGAACTCTCTTGGTGGTACTGGCTCACAGGTTCTGATCTCTCCAACCGCACCTACTGCCTCTTCTTATGACGAAGGCACTCTGTGGTGGAACTCGGATGATACTGATGGCAGCCTGTACGTCAACTATGATGACCCCTCTGGTGGTGGCGCTAGTGGAAAGATTTGGATTGCAGCTACCCCACAAGGTGGTGGTGGCGGTGGTGGAATCAACAACCTCAGCGAAGACACCTCGCCTGAACTGGGTGGCGACCTGGATGTCCTGACCTACGACATTGTCTCTAGCAGCAACCGTAATATCGACCTTGACCCCAACGGATCAGGTTCTGTCGTTGTTAAAGGTAACTCGACTCGTGGATCTGGTGACATCACCCTCAACTGTGAGTTCAACTCTCACGGTGTCAAGCTGAAAGGACCTGCACACAGTGCTGGCGCTACCTACACGATGACGCTGCCTACAGCAATGCCTAGTTCTACTGGGAAGATGCTGACCAGCGACACTAACGGTAACCTCAGCTTTGCAGATCCGGTCCCTAGCAGCTCGATCACCAGTACAGAACTTGCAAGTGGTTCTGTCACAAGCGCAAAGCTTGCAAACGACATCACGATTGCAGGTAACCTTACAGTCAATGGAACGACTACAACGGTCAACTCAACGACTTTGACTGTTGATGACAAGAACATTGAACTTGGTAGTGTTTCTACTCCATCTGACACAACAGCAGACGGTGGTGGTATTACGCTCAAAGGCGCTACTGACAAAACTATTGTTTGGTCTAACTCGACAGATTCCTGGACGTTTAATCAGCCTGTTGTAATTTCACCTGGCGGGACAGAACGGCTTCGTTTTGGTTCGCTTGGTCAAGTCGGCATCGCTGGTGCTAACTACGGCACGACTGGTCAGGTGTTGATGAGCGGCGGCTCTAGTGCTGCTCCCACGTGGGGTGACATTAGTGCAAGCCCAACAGTACAAGCAACTGCATCAGGGACGCTTGCTGATGGCACCAAAGTAGTTGTAAATACCGATGGAACAGTTAGTGCTGTTACGCAAACATCATCAAATACGCCGTCTTTTGGCTCTGCAATTACGGCTGCACCAGGTTCAACGGATATATCCGAACTGGCTTACAATTCTACAACAGGAAGAGTTGTTTATGTTTATGTAAATACCAACAACCATATCGAAGCGGTCACTGGAACAATTAGTGGCTCAACAATTAACTGGGCAACTCCCGTTACAGCTTTTGCTTCTTTTGGTAATAATCTGGCACTGGTGAGTCATCCGTCAGACAATCGTATTGTTTTGTTCTTCCGAAACATCTCCGGTACTGGTTCTTATGTTCGTGGCGTTATTAACAACGATGGGTCAATTACGTTTACAAGTGCCTCATTGTTTAGCAATAATAGTGTACTTTATTGCACTGCTGCATTTACTCCAACTGGAGACCGTATTGCTATCGGATGGAGCGAAAATGGTCAATCAAAGGTGTTATCTTGCAAGTGGAATACAGACAATAGTCTTTCTCAATTTAGCAACGTTAGTTCTGTAAGTAGCAACACCGCTTATTATCATAAGATAGTTTTCAATTCAACAGAAAACGTATTTGTATATTGCCGTACTGAAGGTTCAAACTTAGCAATAATGAACTTTTCAATTAACAGTAGTAACGGTAATATGTCGTTCCACACTGGAACAAATGTTACAACGAGCGTTGCTGGAGATTTTGATGTTGCTTACGATTCAAACGTAAATAAAGTATTCTTCTTTTACCAACACAATCAAGTTGCACAGCTTCGTGGTTATGCTACTCCGTCATCAGGTTTCACAGCCGATGCCGCTATTCAAGTGTACTCAGTAGGTATTGAGGGTCCCTCTATTACATTTGACGATCATAACAATAAACTTTTACTTTTGTATAAGCAATCTGGTGCAAACAACGGACAACATTCTGTCGCTGTTGCAACTGGTAGTGGCACGACTGTTACTTCGTATGGTCAATTTAGCACACAATATATGTATACTCGTTCTAGCGTAGATGGTCCTAATGGATTTATTCTGTTTAGTGCCAATCCTGCTAGCTCTCCCTATACCCCTAAAATTTTTACGGTAGACATTCAACCTACCTCTACTAATTTAACGGCTGCGAACTTTATTGGCATTTCCAACGGTGCTTATACGAACGGTCAGACAGCAACTATTCAAGTTGTAGGTTCCGTCGATGATGCTCAGTCCGGATTGACTGCTGGCACTAAATACTTTGTACAACCGGACGGTACTTTGGCTACTTCAGCAGGAACTCCTTCAGTTGAAGCCGGTGTTGCCCTGTCATCAACTAAACTTCTTATTAAATAATGGCAGCAATTAACTTTCCGGGTTCGTCCTCATCTCCGTGGACGAGCCCTAGTGGTGTTGTGTACACCTACTCAAACGGTCGTTGGAGCGCCGCTTCCTCTGGAGGTGGCGGCTCCTCCGCCGTCGAACAACTTGAAACCTCGCAGTCTATTACTGCCGACAAAAACTACACGGGTTCCACAAACTACGGTTTGATGGGACCTGTTATTACTGTTGCTTCTAATGCAACCGTTACTGTCAGTTCTACTTCTGTTCTTACAATTATTTAATCATGGCACACGGAAAAATCCGCGTTAATACTCTTACTTATGACACTGGCAGTGGCGATGTAGACGTTGATGTCAGTACAATTCCTAGCGGTAATACTCTCAACGCTAAAGCTAATCTTAATGATCCAGACTTTACTGGAACTCCAACAGCTCCTACAGCCTCTACAGGTACTAACACAACTCAAATCGCAACAACTGCTTTTGTTCAAGCAGCAAATGCTGCTCTGGTCGATTCAGCACCTGGAACTCTTGACACACTGAATGAGCTTGCTGCTGCTCTCGGAGATGATGCTAACTTCTCTACAACTGTTACTAACAGCATTGCCACTAAACTGCCGCTGGCTGGTGGTACTTTAACTGGTGATCTGGTTCTTTCAGGAGATCCTGACGCTAACCTTAAGGCTGCAACAAAGCAATACGTCGATAACAACGCAGGTATTGGTGCATCAGGTGGTACTTTTACTGGTGACGTTGCTTTTAACGAAGCTATCTCCATTGAGCGAGTAAAAGAAAAGGCCACTATTATTCCTAACTCAGGTGGTGGCGCAATCCCTTTTAATGTAAAAACGCAAGCTGTTTATTGGCTGCAAGGCAACACTATAAGTGACTATACTTATAACATTAGAGGAGACGGTAGCACCACTCTTGACAGTATTATGTCTACTGGTCAAGTTATGACCGTGGTCGGTATTGTTCAATACGGATCAACTGCTTACAAGCTTGCTGGTGTTCAAGTTGACGGAACAACTTCTAACGTTACTGTTAGATATGTTGGTGGTGCTCCTAGCTCAGCAGGTACAGCAAACGCAATTTGTGCCACAACAATGAGCATAATTAAAACTGCCTCCGGTACATTTACTGCCCTGGTGTCTCAGGCTGAATATGAGGCTTAATTATGTCACCTATTATTTCTAGTCTTACATCCAACTGGACAACTTCTGGTGGTGGCGGCGGTTTAGATTTGCCTGGTAACCCAGACGAACTTTTTTATGTCGGTAGTAGCAGGATAGCTAAAGTCAATAGCGGCCTTACTGCACTTTCTAACAACTGGACTTCAAGCACTAATGGTGTTGCCATGTGGAGTGCCAGTACTTCATTTCCAGCCTCAATGGCTGATGTTATTATCTCACCTGACGGTACAGCTTGGGGATACGCTATTAAATCTAGCCAAATGAGAGCATTTAAGCTGTCAGATGGAACGCTGGGCACTACAATGAATACAAGTGGTGGAAGTAACAACCGAGGTTGCTGTACTACCAGAAACAATTTTGCTTGTGTATTTACTGGAAGTGATGTTAGATCATATAGCATAAATAATGATGGTAGTTTTAACCATATAGCTACCAGCTCACATGCAAATAACAGCGTCGAAAATGCAATATCCCCCCCGTATGTATCCAGTAGTAGTAGACTTGATAAAAGCAATCTTGGCACTACAGGCGATTCAAGCGGTAATGCAAGGCTTGTCTTTCATGACAAAGGTAGCAGTGGGCGTCTAAAATCACTCGTTGTTTCTTCTAGTGGTCAGTTTTCAAATGCTCGTACAAGCTCTGTAATGTATCAAGAAGCTACATTCCTTGCTTATTATCCTAATGGGCATGTGATTGCAGCCGGTCAAGATCAACAAGCCGACTTTAGACTGAGAGTTCTTACTGGAGAAGTTGATACTAATCCTGCGACAACAGGCGGTGTTTGGACAAATATGAATGGTCCAAAAGTACAATCATTTAACCCGACTCCATACGGAACTTACGTACTTGCTATTAGAAAAAACGCCATTACTACAACACAATTGTTGTACGAGACTTACCGTTACAACGCTGGCAGCAACCGGTTGATGCCGCTTTACAGCTCTCAGGATACCAGTGGATCCAGTAGTTTTAATTATCCTAACGACATCGTATACAGCCAAGGCTATGTTTGGTGGAACGGCTACGACGATGATGGCAAAATCAGAGGTAGGCCACACAACCCAGCAAGCGGTACTAACTGGAGTGGCACACTAAAACAACTTGGTCACCCAAGTGAGAACATGGGTATGGGTATGGCTATTCTTACAGGCCGTCCTAAGTGGGCTGAACGTGACGAAATTCTCAATCAATGGTAAGTTTAATTTAGTTATTTATTATGATCACCCTTATCCGCCCTATTCTTTTTTCATTTATTAACTCTGACAAAGTCAAGCGTTTGGTCGTAGATCTTTTGACCAAGCTTGCCGAATCTACTGAAAATTCTGTAGACGATGAAGCCGTGAAATTTATCGAACGCGGTTTGTTCGGTGGACCCCTGGAGTAATCCTCCGCTTCTCCCCTCTCTAACCCTTCCAGCAGCCCCTGAGCTGCCCCAAGCGGTCCTGGAGGTACCAAGGGCTCAGCTACCTAGCTACAAGCCCCTTGTGGTGCCTCCTAGCGACCTCAAGCCCCCACCGGGTGTTAAGGGTGAGAACCAGGATAAAGCTCCTGACAAAACCAAAAGCCTTCCACCAGAGGCACAGATAGTTGAAATCCCATTTACGGACATTGAAGTCCCGATGCCGACCACAACTATTATGACCACTGCAGCCACCACAGCGTTTATCAGTGTTGCTGCCACTTTGACTGCTACGTCTTTGTTCAAGTACATCGTAATGGTTCTTAAACCTGTATTCAAACAAACATGGAGCAAACTAACCAAGAAAAAAGACCAATCCTTAAAAAGTTGAAAGAGCATCACGAAGAGATTGAGTTCTTAGCAACCTTTGTTCGGCTTGGTGTCGTTGTTTGGAGTGGTTTTATTATCACTCTTAACTATGTCGACATCCCTATGATTAAAAAAGGTCAAAGCGGTGGTGACATTACCTTTGTTGCTAGCGTCTTTACAGGCGCTCTCGCTACGTTTGGACTCAACACGTCTAACAACAGAAGCAACAAATCAAACGAACCCAAGAAAGACACATGAAAAAGCTACTACTCCTTCTCTTTCTAGCTAGCCCCGCTGCAGCTCAGCAAGTCACGCCCAACTTTACACAGGGCAGCATGCAATCCACTACTACTACCACTGTAGATATTGATCGTACTATCGAGACCAACATCTATGGTGGCGATTACAAATCATGGTCTGGAACCAACGTAACCCCCAGTGGGGATATTTTGAGCGACTCCACAACCTATTCCGTAACCAACGCGGGCGAGCAGTTTCAACTGGAGACTGTCGTTCGGGATGCGGGAGTAGTGGAGAACATCGTAATCGAAGAACTCATCGAGTCAACCTCTACCACTACCTCACTGTCTGTCTTCTCTCAGTAAGCCCTGCGTTTGCTGCTGAAGACCCTACAGTTCAGAACAGCTCAAACCCTGTGGCAGCAGCTACAGGCAATGTGACCAATCAAGCCGTTCAATTCCAAAACAACGGGGCACCATCTCGCCAATACTTTGCTAACAACGTTAGCTGCAATGGTGCAACTATGCAACTTAGCCCGTTTTACATGGGCAATGACACTATTCCGTACGAAGATACGGGGTATGTCCGCAACAATAACTTTGGTATGCAGATTAACTTTAGTGTACCCCTTGATGGCAGCATGATTGAGCTGTGTAAAAGCATAGCCAGAAAGCATGAACAGAAACTTCGCTTGGATTACGAGCTAGTTCGTGCTCTTAAGTGCACTGAAATCATGAAAGCTGGGTTCCAGTTTAGACCTGGCAGCCGTGTTGAGGTGTTGTGTCACGATGTTGTACCTATCGTGTCCGTAAAATCTAAAAATGAGCAAGAAAAGAGCAAGTGAGGACTCATTTAACGAGCTTCACAACCTTATCACAGAGGAGTTCTTAGCGCGAATCAAGTCTGGCGAAGCAACCACACAAGACCTAAAAGCAGCTTGTGACTGGTTGTCCAAAAATGACATCACTGGTGTGGCCGTTGAGGGTTCTGCTCTCAGCGGCCTTGCTGATATTATGCCAACCATCAATTTTGATGAAGTACAAAAGGCAGTAAGACGCTAATGGCTCCTAAAAAGAAACCCTACAACCAGCTACGCAAAAGTGCGAAGAATTACCGCGACAATGCAGCCGCTAGAGCCCATAAAAACGCAACGAATCGGCAAATTAACAAACGCGAAGACCGCAAAGACTACCGCGCAGAGCACAACAAAGCCCGTCGCCAAGCCGGAGTCTACGGTAAAGGAGGCAAAGACTTCTCCAAAACCACGAAAGGCACGTTCGTCCGCGAGGACCCGTCCAAAAACCGAGCTAGAAACCGGAGCAAGCTGACAATCAGATGACTCCTCTGCTACCTACTCCTGATCATTACTTATACAACCTAATAACCATGACATCCCCAGAAGCTAAGCGCCTATGGAGGCGTGCAATCAAAGAGCACTTCAAATGTCAATGCGTTTATTGTGGAGAAACTTATGAATTACATGAACTTACTCTTGACCACGTTCACCCTAAGTCTCTGGGTGGAGAAGATCTCACGAGCAACCTGGTACCCGCTTGTACCCATTGTAATCAGGACAAAGGTAGCGACAACTGGTTAAATTGGATGCGTGCTAAATATGGGCTGCATCCTGACAGAGAACAACGAATTATGGATCACATCAACTGATGGCTGAACGAAAACGAGTCAAAGGCAAAAAGCCTAAAGAAACAATGCGGCAACGTCAACAACGTCTGCTGCGCGAACAACGAGCTGCACGTAACAAAAATGTTCGCGCCCAAAAAGCCCTTCCTCCCAAAGCCACTACAGGTGGTCGTAGGTACTCTGGCGGTACCGCATCTTCTCGGCGTGCTCAAGCAGCTGCTAAACAAGCACGAGCTGCTCAAGGTACTAAAGGCTCTACTGTGCGTCAAGGACAACCTGCAGGTGCAGCCAACCGTTATTTTGGCGCTAACCGCGTAGCTAGGTCAGTTCGTAGAGCACAACTAGAAACTGCAGCACGCCGGTTTGCTAGAGGAGCTAAAGTACTTGGTAAAGGTGCTGCTCGTCTTGTAGCTGGACGTGACGACGGATCAGGCAGCGCTCTGATGGCTGCAATGGCAACTAACGACGCTATTAATGCTGCACGAGGTAGCACTGCAAAAGAGCGTAACAAGAAAAAAGAGCAACCCAAAGGCAAGGTTAAAGTCCAAAAGGACAACACGACTGTTACCCGCAAAAAGTCTCGCGACTATCAAGCCGAGAGAAAAGCACGGGAAGCTAAGGCAGCTAAACCTTCCCAACCTAAAAACCAACAGCAAACACAAAAACCTAAAGTCAAAAAAGGTAACGGTGTAAGCGGTGTGGGTCCTGTAGCAAGCGGTCGTGCTTATTCTGTAGCTAAGACTGGTAAGTCAGTGTCACGTCAGCGCGTAGATGAACTGCGTGCAATGCGTGAGCGTTCTAAGAAGCGTCAAGCTGCTCAAAAGAAGAAGAAATAATCGCTTCTAAGCCCTCTAAAAAGCCTCTAAGGTACAATCCCACCAAGGACGCCTTAGAGG